CACAACGTCAAATCCTATATATCCTCCAGCGACTACGATGTCGCGCAGATGTCTCGCTTGATCGACCTTGTTGTATTTGATTGCAAGGCACAGGGTATCGAGACGATGACCCCGTGGCAGTTGGATGCGTTGAAATCCAGATGGGGCGCGGCACAGCCGATGGGAGGTGGCGCATGAGCAGATCTTACGCATATACGCGCCCACCGACGCAGCCATGCTGGCACTGTCGCAATTATGCGGGCGGGTGCAGTTGGACGCGAAAAGAACCCAAGCCAGTTGACGGCTGGCGGGCTGTGCCAACGCGTAAATCTGGGGATAGCGGCAAGATTATGCATAGTTTCGAAATCCGATACTGCCCAGAATTCGTATCTGACGGAACGGAGGGATATGGTGCAAAAACCGGAGAACTGTAGATGTTTCCTGTGTGGGCGGAACGGGTCGGAGGATCCTTTGGACGGGCATCACGTATTTGGCGGATCATACCGCCGCAAAAGTGAAAAATACGGACTTGTGGTGTACCTGTGCCACAATAGATGCCACATCTTCGGCCCATCGTCCGTGCACCGCAGCGGCGCACAGATGCGCCGATTGCGGAGATACGGGCAGCTCAAATGCATGAGGGAGCAGGGATGGAGTGAAGATCGCTTTATCCAGGAATTCGGGAAATCTTATTTAGGAGGTAACAATGGAGAAGATCCTCTATACGAGAACTGATGCGGCAAAGATGCTGAGCATCAGCCTCGATACGCTGGATGATTTGCGGCGGGATGGCCTGCTGCAGGGGTATCAGATCGCCAAAGGGAACCCGCGAGTATACTTTAAAGCCGTGGAGCTGGCGCAGTTCGCGGAGCGGCTGGAGGTGGCAGAATGAGCCTGAATCGTATTACCATCATGGGCCGACTCACGAGAGATCCCGAGTTGCGCAGGACGCAGAGCGGGACACCCGTTACCAGCTTCACGATGGCCGTCGACCGCGACTTCAAGAACCAGTCCAGCGAGAAGGAGACGGATTTTATCGACGTGGTCGCGTGGCGTCAGACCGCCGAGTTTGTCGCCCGTTACTTCGCAAAAGGCCGTATGGCTATCGCATCTGGACGGTTGCAGATTCGCGATTGGCAGGACATGGACGGCAACAAGCGCCGCAGCGCGGAGGTTATCGCCGACAGCATCTATTTCGGCGACAGCAATCCGCAGGACGCGCAGCCCGCAGTGCACGCCGTAAACGTGGATGCATCTGACTTCGATGAGATTGAAGATGATCCGGATTTCCCGTTTTGAGGTGCACGCATGGCAGAGAGCAAGGAGTATGTCAAGCTCTGGATGAGCTACGACGACTATTTTTGCGAGTATGACGACGCGGCGGTGGGGGCGATTGTCCGGGCGATGATCGCTTACCGCCGCGACGGTACAGCCCCGAGCTTCACGGGGCCGGAGAAGTTTATTTGGCCAGCGATTCGTCGGGACATCGACGAATCCATCCGTGCTCAGACGGAGTTATCTGCGCGCCGCCGCGAAAGCGGCAAGAAGGGCGGCACAATCGCCGCAAGCAAAGGCAAGCAAAACCAAGCAAACGAAGCAAATGCTACTTTTGCTAAGCAAAACGAGCAAGTGCTTGATGGCGACAGCAAATCAAGCTATGGTCAAGGACAAGGACAAGGTCAAGGACAAGGACAAGGACAAGGTCAGGGTGATAAAGCGCGCGCGAAGCGCTTCACACCGCCCACGCTCGCAGAGGTTCAGTCCTATGTGGCTGAACGCCGTTCGCCGGTAGATCCGCAGGAGTTCATCGACTTCTACGCGTCGAAGGGCTGGACGGTCGGCAAGACCCCCATGAAAGACTGGAAAGCGGCTTGCAGGAATGCGGAGAAGTGGGACAGGTGGAGCCAGAAGGTCACGCAGTGCGGAGAAGCGACGCAAGAGGATCTTGACAAGTACATGAGGTGGTGAATATGGCGATTCAGATCACGATTCCGATCACACCAGTGACAAAGAAAAACCACCAGCAGATCATGCGATCCAGCAAAACCGGGAAACCGTTTGTCATGCCGTCTGCGGAGTATCGGTAGTACGAAGCACAGGCCGTCTGGCATTGCAAGCGCGCTGCGATCTCCGCTGGAGTACACAAGCCGATCGACACACCGTGCGAGGTTCGGTGTCTGTTCTACATGCCATCCCGACGTCGCGTAGATCTGACAAATCTGCTGGAATCCGTGGACGATGCGCTCGTTGCCGCAGGTGTGCTGGCTGACGATAACAGCCAGATCATCGTATCGCACGACGGGAGCCGCGTGCTATACGACAAGGACAATCCCCGCACGGAGGTGACGATCAGCCCGTATGAATGATTTCGATTACGATTGCATGCAGAAAAAGCGCATTGCGAGAGGTGCATTTGCGCATATCAGTTGGAAGCGCGGCGGGTGTACGCTGCCGAGCGATCTTCTGACTGCCAAACAGCGAAAGGAGAAAAACGGAGAAGTGAAAAGCTACAACATCTCACGGCCCATGCCGTGGTGCGAATTCAAGCAAATACCGGATGACCTGAAACGGGAATTCTACCGGAATATGCAGTCATTTGGCGGCACGGCCAAATGGTTGGCAGAGGAAATGGGCGCAAGCGATCAGACCATCCGAGATAGCGCCGAGAGGTGCGGCGCGCCGTTCCGCCGTGGCGGCAGAAATCTGGAAATGTGGCAGCGAAAACTCGCGGAGTGGGCCAATACGGATGCAGCAGATGTACATAAAGCGGATACGGAGGAGTTGCATGCCGCCGCCGATATGGCGCAGGATACTCCCGCACCGCAGAAGGGCACAAAACGGCTCGTGTTGGAACATGCCCGCATGGAGTTCAATTACTCCGACTTTTCGGAGCTGGCGGTGTTTCTCCGGGTTTCTGTACCGGAGTGCGGAAGGATCGTGGTTGAATGGTAAAGTACGAAGAATTTCTTGCCAGCAAGCAGCACATCCCGCCGCCCTGCGGGTTCGAGGTGGACAGGTCGTCCATGAATCAACACATGTTCGAAAAGGGAGATATCATGTCATGGTGGCACTGGTGGATGGAGGATGGCATTATCAGCGGTCAGATGGATCTTTTGGGAGGCGGCGATGGGACTGACTGACGACCGAACGTTTATGGGCGCAATGGCTGACGCGATCGCTGAAAAGCCGACGCGGGAGGGGCTTATTGCGATGCTGCGCGAATACGCGGAGTGGGCCGATGCGAATATCTATGAGGTTCCGATTATGCTGCCGGATGACCTGAGAGCGGCGGCGGACATGCTGGAGAAGGGGGAATAAACATGGATGCGATGAAGTTTTTGAGCGAAGCGAAGCGGATGTGCAACAATGCAGGGCCTTGCGAAACATGCGATGCGAACGAAGTTTGCGGCTTTACGCCGGAGTTCCCGAGCGATTACGGGGAGGTCGATCAAATGCAGAAAATGGTAAAACTCGTGGAGAAGTGGGCGGAGGAGCATCCGCGCAAGACGCGACAGAGCGAGTTCTTGGCGCGGTGGCCCGCGGCAAGGCTTGACGAACGCGGCGTGCTGTCTATTTTGCCGTGCCTGATGAACCCCATACAATACAGAACGCCGGAAGATACATGCGCAACGGGAATGATGTGCATGGACTGCCGTAAGAAGTATTGGATGCAGGAGGTGGAGTGATGGAAAATCTGTTGCAAGACATCGCCAGCGGACTGTGGATTGTGTTGGGCGTGTACTGTTTCTTCGGGCTAAGGAAGTGGAACAAGCGGTTCAGTGAGCTATATGAAGAGCTGAAATGGGAGGTGGAGTGATGGAACGACTGACGGAAAAGCACTATCTTGGCACCGACCACTACATGAAGTGTTCTGGTAGCTGCAATGTGGACATGGGTTGCATAGATTGCCCATCGTTTGACCGTCTGGTTGAACGCCTCGCTGCATACGAGGACACGGGGCTGGAGCCGGAGTACGTGACCGCACTTCAAAAAGATTGGAGCGAACTTTGCACGGTGATCGGAGAATGTGGCGGCATCGACCGCCTGCGCGAGTTGGCCGATGCCAACAGGGACGGGCGGCTGGTGGTGCTGCCGTGCAAGGTGGGACAGCGGGTGTTCGCCTTGATGGACACGGATAAGCATATAAGAGAGTGCGAGGTCAAGCAGATTGGTATGGGCAATGAAATCGGCTTTATTGGCCTTGAGCCAATAGGTGCCAGAGGGCGGGAGTATGGCGTGTCGCTAAACGGATTTGGCAAGATCGTATTTCTGACCCGCGAGGAAGCGGAGAAAGCATTGGAGGTGACGAAGAATGAGTAAGGCTGTTATGCTGAGCGTCCGCCCGAAGTGGTGCGAGAAAATTTGCAGCGGGGAAAAGACTATTGAGGTGCGCAAGACGCGCCCGAAGATGAACACGCCGTTTAAGTGCTATATCTACTGCACGCTGCAAGGCTGTAACGAGTTTTTTCGAGTTGATCTTGGGCGTGATGTTGCCAAGTGGAACCGCGGCAAGTGGGCAGACCGCAAGGGCAATGTCATTGGCGAGTTCACCTGCGACCGCATAGATAGACTTGCCCCAGCAAACGAACCGTATGGCATCTATGACATTGACGATGATTATGTATTACAGACTTGTCTTGAAAATGGGGCACTATGGGATTATGGGCACGGAACACCGCTTTACGGCTGGCATATCTCCAACCTGAAAATCTACGATAAGCCGCGAGAGTTACGAGAGTTCAAGAAAAACAACCGCGACTGTTTTTATGCTGATCTTGGGCTTGCAAAAAAAGACTGCCCTGATTGCAAAAATTCAGGATGCTTTTTAGAACGCCCGCCCCAGAGCTGGTGCTATGTGGAGGAAATGGAATGAAACTGACTATTATCTTCAAGGACGAGGTTGAGGAACACATGAAAAAGCAATTCGGGCATTTCACGAATCCGCGGCAGGTATACGGTGTGCAGTCCGTACACATGGAGGGCGGGTACCTATACTCCACTATTTCGGACACGGTTCGCTGGCGTATGGATGATATTTCCAGATTTTACTGTGAGGAGGGCTGACAATGGCTGACCAAATGCAACTATATGACGCATCGGAGAATCAACCACATACCGATGCAGATAGAACTAAACGGAAATGGGAAAACGGCTTTCAGAAATGGAGTAACGAACAATTTGCGGCTAACGAGCACAAATATAGCCCTTTTGGGTGCTGCGGATTTGGCAGTATGTGTGATTACTGTGAGGATAATACGTATGGACGCCCATGCGTCAGGGCACTGAACAACATGCTCCGAGAAAAGCATCTGAAAATAGACTATGAAACGGCTGACTACGAAAAAGTATGGAGGGGAATTTTAGACAATGGCTGAATACATCGAGCGAGGCGCGTTGATGCAATTCCCCATCCGCCGCGATCATTACGACAGAGAGAACGGCAATGAGCATTTTATAAACGGCATTGAAACGGTGTTGGAATATGCGGAGAATTTGCCAGCCGCTGATGTGGCCCCGGTGGTGTATTGGGTTCTTACTGATGAAAAACTTCCACCGGAGGGGCAGGATGTGCTTTGCTGGTACGAGTATTTCCGCTTCGGAGAGTATTACCGAATGTATCAAACCTTCGGTATCGGATACCAGTTTAACGGGAATTGGGGCGGCGAGGTAGCGCAAGGACAGAAAGCGAAGGTTTTGGCTTGGATGCCTTTACCGAAACCGCCGGAGGAGAAATAATGATGCTTGAAATTTGCCCGATGACGCTAAAAGAGGCAAACGCCTATGTGGAACAACACCACAGACACCACGGGGCTGTAGTTGGACATAAATTTTCCATCGGGTGCTCTAACGGAGAGGAAATTGTTGGAGTTGCCATTGTTGGACGGCCAGTTTCTCGGCACCTTGACGATGAGTGGACACTGGAAGTAAACCGGCTATGCACGGATGGCACACGGAACGCCTGCTCTATGCTTTACGCCGCCGCATGGCGGGCAGCAAAGGCAATGGGCTATAAACGGCTTGTGACCTACATACTGGACAGCGAAAGCGGAACGAGTTTGAAAGCCAGTGGATGGAAATGCGTGGGACAGGCTGGTGGCTTGCGATGGACGGGAAAGCGCCGCCCGGAGGTGGATTTATACCCAGCGCAGATGAAAATTAGATTTGAGAGGATGACTGACAATGACTGAATACCATGTTGGATGCGGCGCGTTTGGGATTTACGCGGGTACATTAAACAGTAAGAACAAGAACCTGTGGCAGAATAAAACGGAGTGTACAGATGAAGCCTTATGTGCTGTGCGCGACTATTTAATACAGAAATGTCTTGGTGGTCTGCACGGTGACAAGTCCTCTGGCGGCTATGAGTGGATGTTAAAAGACGGGAGAGTTGTCAAACTGCTTGTGGCGATTGAGAACGGAGGTAAAAGCGATGAATGATGAATGCAAGTGGATGCAAGACGAGGTTTGCGTTAACGCAGATTGCCCAGCGTGTGCAGACTTCTGCCCAGTGGCAAATACACCGGGCGTATGCAAATACGAGGAAAGGGGTAATAGCGATGCTCAAAAGGGCAAACGGAAGACCGGTGCCAAATAATCCAGCCAAGGCATACGAGCTGGGCCGCCTGGATGGCACCAAGCAGTGCATGGACAATGTGTCCTGCGTACTGCTGGACAAGTGCGGATTCCATGTGCGGGAGGAGACGGCGAACGAGCACGACACCCGTAGCCTGGAATACTTACAGCAGCGCCTTGTGGAGCTGGTGGAGGCCAAAAACAACGGATATATCAAGATGGCGGACATCGAAAAGGCCCTGCGGGGCGAATATAAGCTGGTGAACAGTGCGGAGTAAAGGAGGGCAAATGAGCAAAAAGGCGACACTGCCTTATGACGTGCGGTTGGAGTGCATTGCTTATGTGCGTGGGTATCCGCGCCGGGTGCGGGCGTATCGCGAGGCCCGGGCGGAGATCCTGGACGGTACGCATAGCGCCACAGAGGGCATGCCAACTGGATCGGGCACTGGTAGGCCTGCCGAGAGTAAGGCGGAGCAGCTGGCCGCCATAGAGCGATGGCCGGAGACGCAGAAGATGCTGGCGGTGGAATACGCTATAGACCGCTGCGGCAGAGATATCGGCAGCGATACAATCCGGCGGCAGCTAATATATGGCATTATGCGCAACTGCCAAGGCAAGCACAAGTATGCCCGTAATCGGATCGTGATTCCAGGGATTAGCGAGGCAACATTCAGCCGCCGGAAGGAAAGATTCCTGCATGATATAGCGAAATATGCAGGGTTACTCGTGAAAGGTGATACAGATTCCACCTAATGATGTGCTACAATAGGTACAGTGGATGATAGGACATGGTCATTCACGCGATTTCCCAATCATCACTTTTCCTC